TTTACGCTTACGCCCAGAAGACTGGTTAAGCTTCTGGAACTCCAAGAAGGGATTGGTAATCCCCATCGGAGCCGTCTTCGCCCTCCTAAGGGCGGCGCGCCTGTTCTTAGTTACTTGAGACTTAGGCATAGCGCTGGATTGTTTTGTTTTCTGAAATCGATCTGGAAAGAAGTCAAAATTTCTTATCTAAGAAATTAGGTGTACCCGACAACACCTATAAAGAACCGAGCCCGCCAGGGCCTACGCCTTCAACCACTTCACACGGGCGAACTCGAGGAGCTCCCCCAATAAAGGGTGAGCTCGTAACTCATATTCAAACCCGCGTAAAAGCGTTTGGTCGGGCGCGTGACCCAGCAGCCGGTAAAAGGTCTTCGCCCACCCTTGCGGCACCGCCGGACCGGCGCCGCAGTAGAAGTGAGTAGAGCAAAACTCATACTCAACCCCGGGCGGCAAAGAGGGCACAACCACTTCATGACCTAAGCGCGCATAATTCCCTTGCGGGTCAAACACGCCCCCTGGCCATGTTTCCAGAGCATCATCCCCCATCGCGGCGCACCAAAGCGCACCAGCGATGTGTGCCAAGAGAACCCGAATCTTGGAGTTTCTGCATGCCGTCATGCGGCTACCAGTCTCCTGGATCCCAGGCTCAATCTGAGCAAAGAGATGACCTGTGGCCAATGCCCACACCTTCCTGCACGTCACCACCACCGACATCCGGATCAAATGAGCAAGATCGGAGCTTTCGCTCACGCCATACTGCAAGATCTCAACAGATGCCGACCCGTCCATAGACCACTCCGAAACGTGGAAATCAAACGCTTTCGCATCAGAGCTCAACACACCCGGAGGTACTCCCGCTCGTAGTTTTACAACCGAACGGTCGTCCAGGCCCATTCCCGGTTTTGATGGAATCTTGTCCCACTGGTCCACCTCAGCGTTAGCGAGGCGTTCCAGCACGATTCGATCACACGCAATGTCAGTCAATGAAGAATTCATGATAGGCCGGTAACGACCTGCGCTCAATTTCTTGAGCGTGTGGGGTTCTTGTTTAATGAAGACCCGCACCACATCACGAAGACCACGCACCACAACGTCCTCGGAGTCAAGCGCGCGAGCATCACTAAGAGAGATGCTCAAGCGCGCCTGCATTCTTTCCCGCACGGCCGCACAAAGCTGACCAGGGTACTGAACGAGTACGTCTTTCACTGTCGCACAACCAAGTCCCACCCATGGCAAGCCGGGAGTAGTCTCAAGCCTCGAGGTTTCCCTCAAGAAGCCGAGCAACTCACCGTCACTGAACCCTAGGTAGTTTCCGTTTGGACTCCAGAAGCGAGGATCCGGTGTCACCTTCGGATACTCCTTCGCAATAGCTTGAATCGCGGACGCCAAGCCATTTGGCGCATTTGTTCTCCGCCCCTCAACCCCCATGCCGACGTGGACACGGAGGGAGATTAGCTGGGCGGCGCCGTCCCTTGGAGGGAACTGGTATTCG